ACAACCGAACGCTCCCATGTGCTCATTACCCGGGTGTCTTACTCCGTTTTTTATTATCACCTGGTTTTGAAGATTATTAGGTGGCACCCATGATATTTTAAATCTACCATCTTTATTAGGATAAAAAAGTACTCTTGTATCTTTTATACCGCCTTCCCATCCAAAACTACCCGTAGTAACTACAGCTGTGTTTTTTAGGTCTTCATTATAATCAATCTGTTCGTATATCTTGGTTAAATTAAATATAGACTCTTTTGCTTCATCTCTAAATGCGTGCTTCTCTGTTCTAGGAAACTGTCTGTAAAATTCATTTAACCCGTCTTGATCATCTTTTAAACCTTCAACTTCATTTTCCCAGTGCTCTATAACTCCTATGTCTATTGGTTCCCCGTCAATTCCTTCGATTGCTTTTTCTGGAGTATTGAATACAGGTAAGCCATAAGCGTCGATGTATCCTTCGTAATTCCATTCCATAGGTATGAACAAAGAATATAGTCCTGAACCAGTCTGTCCGTTGCGGTTTCTTTTTTCAACATTAGAGCTTTCATATAGTTTTTTAAAGTTAGCTCCTCCTTTTTCTAAAGCGTTTGATGTTGATCCCATCATACACTTTCCAATTACCTTGCTACCCAGCCTTAAACAGGTTTTTGTAACTCGCCAGTTGTTTAAAATATTATCTGGCTTTTCCCACTTTCCACTTTCATCGTGTACTAGTAGCTTTAATTTCTCACCATCATAACTGTTATCTCCTGTGTTTTTCCAGTCAATTGTGGTATCTAGTCCTACAAGCTCTTCAAGCTGCTCATTTGAGTCTAGCTTTTTTCTGGTCAACTTACTGGCAGGTATTCTATATGCTAGTTCAGTTTTTGGTCTATCCATACCATCCTGTATAGGTTTGAAGAAAAACGGATAGTTTATAGAGATCGGTACGACCTTATCTGTAAACATTTTTTTAGCATCTGACCCTGACTTTGATAGTATACCAAAACGAGCATCGCTAGACATTGTTGCTTGGTGAGTCGTTTCTGCAGATGACATAAATGAAAATCCAGAACGTCTATTTTTTAAATAGCACATACCATAACTTCTTTTATCTGCTTTACAGGCTTCCCAAAATAGAAAGAACAATCTGTTCGACTCTCTAAAGTCAGGGTGACCTACATCAATCTTTGTCCACTGCAAATACATATAGTGTGTACCCGTTACATATGTAGGCTTGCCGTTACTATAAAACCAAAAACCTTCATCTCTATAATTAAATTCTTGATCAATATAATCGTACCACTTTTCTTTAAAGTCTGACGGGTATTTTTCCCAATCAAATACGCTTTTTATTTTGCTTAATTCTTTTGGATATTCTGCAGCCTCCCAGAACTGCTCATCTTTTTTATCTGAGCGTTTATATATGTTCTTTGTTGCCTTAGGTAAAGCGATCTTAAGATTCTGGATATCATAAATTTCTCCAATCTCTCCAGTCTTACTAATAACCACGATATCATGCTCAGCATTGTAACCATACTCCCACTTTTTGTAACGATTCATCTGCTTAATTATCTTAGGCTTAATATGGTCGTCGTCTATTTTATATAATGTTTGCTCGTACATAATTACTTGGATCTTCCTTCAGCAAAACCTCTAAATGTTTTTTCTTCTTTTTTAACATCTTTAGGTTTTTCGTTCAGCCTTTCTTCTTCTTCTTCGATCCTTGATAATATTTCGAACGCATCGAATATAGCTAGTTTTTTAGTTGCAGCTGCATTCTTTAGCTTATCTGCAGACAAGTCATCTTCGGAATCAACAATAGCCTCTTTAGCTACTTTAATTAATTCCTCAACGGCCTTTTGTCCAGCTTGGATTATATTCTTCTTCGTCTCCTTTGTATTCATATTTAATTACAATATCATTTGATTTCATACAATATAAACGCTTGTCTTCAAACACAAACTCAAATTCTGAGTTAGGGGTAAACCCAATTAGGTCTCCTGGCTTTATTTTAAGCGCTTCTAAGGACTTATTACCGTATTTCAGTATACCAATAAGTTCTCTCTCTTTATTAACCTTTAAATAGCTTGTTTCCTTAATAGGTGAAACAAAGCAATATTCTAGATTAGAATACCAAGTACCTTGTTTTCGGTACATGTATATTTGGTCAACACTAGCGAAGTATAAATCTTCCTTAAAGAAAGTAGAACTATTTTTTTCTACTCCTCTTATATCGTACCACCTTCTGAATATATTATGGTGTACTATGATTTTATCACCTACTTCTATGTCTGTTTTTACGGCTAAAGGTACAGCAATTACTATAGCTTCCTTGCTCACTGATCTCCAGTCTTCAACACTAGTGTTAGTTATAAGACTTTTGTCACCTACTTTTACTTCGTTATTGTACCTATTAGCATATGGTTTTATAACGAATTGGCTTAAGCTGTTCATTAATATTCTAAATCATACTCAATAGAGATAGCCATGTTGGAATTAAAGTTTTTCCAAGGCATGACTTCTCCATTTTTCTTTATATAAATATCGTAAGAACCGTCACTACTGTTTAATAGTATAGCTGTTATTTCATGTCCTCCGTATACGGATTGACCAACAGCGTAGTGCATGGCGTCGTTTTTGTAATCAGATCCTATACTTATTTTTCTAATTACTTTGCTCATCTTCTATTTCTGTGTATTCCCCTGTTTCTAAATCAATATTAACTTGACCGTAAGTCGCTTCTAAGTCTTTCTTAGTGTCAGACATATCCGCATTGATCTTTGCAAAGGTATGTAACAACTCGTGTTTTTTTGCTTCTAGCCAACCTAGCTGGTTAATTAAAGAATTGGATTCTTTGTGCTGGCTTGTAATTAATTCTAATTCTTCTTGCTTAATTTTTGACATAATTTAATTTAATTTAATTGTTTGTTATATAATTACTTGTTTTACTGAATTTTTAGGTCTTGGTACTTTAATCCTAGAAAGCTATTTATACCTTCACTGCTTACGTCAACTGAATATGTAGCCCATCCATAAGGGTGGCTAATACTGCCGTCTTCGTTTTCCTCAAGGTCGCGCCACAAGACATCAACTAAGTAATCCGTTCCGTAAACAGCAGGATGTAATAGTTCCCAGCCTTCGCCGTAAATGTTTTCTGATAGCACTTCTAATCCCAGCTCCGCAACAGAATGCAAATGCGTAGGGTGTTGGTTTCCTTCTTCATCAATATACTCCCCTAGTGCTTTTATCTTATTTTTTGCTTGCTTTTCTGAATTAAAAGCATATTTACCTATATGTAATCCCATGGTTTATGTTGTTAGTGCTGTTAACTCTGCATCTGATAACGCTTCTTTAAATACTGCTACTTGTTTAATAAGGCCGTCCATGTGGACAGAGCCGTTTCCTTGATCGAAAGCTAGTTCGGTTAAAGAGGCTGAAAACGAAAATGACGTGCTAGACGTTTGTACTTCTGCTCCGTTTATCCACAAAGCAATATCCCCTGACTTGTATTTTACTGCTATTTTATTAAAGCTTTTTTGGTCAGCTATAGGGTGTGTTAAAATTATTTGGGCATTATTGTGAACAACCGCTGTTCTTATTGAAGCCTGAGCATAATCAAAAAATAGAACAACTCTATTTAGTGCGCTTCCATCAGATAAAGCGAGCGCTCTACCTGTGTAGTAATCACTGAAGGACGCTCCCTCAAAATAAAAGACTCCTTCTGTTTGACCAATAAGCGCAGCGTCTCCCCCGTTAGCGTAATTATCTCTGTTACGAATAGTCTCTGTACCTGAAGTAGGTATATAGCTAGTAATTCTTCCTGGTCGATTATAGCTACCTTCTCTTTCTGCTTGAGCTCCCCATACTTCAAAGACTTGACCAACTTCGCCTTGAACTTCTATGTGAGTAGCACTAACACCCGCTGTTGATTCCCAAGTTACTCTTTGCCAGTCGGAACCTATGTTATATGTGTTTAAATCCGTAGAAAGACCGTCTCCTTTTCCAAACTTAAGTTCTCCTGTGTTTCCGCTTCCGCTTCTTCTCCTTACCCACATAGACAATCCTAAGCCTCTACCGCTGGAATGCGAAAATGTAATAGGTTGCCCAAGCCCGTATGTTCCACCTCCTGTTTGTTCAAGTGTATAAACAGTACCTATATTCCCTGTTGGGGCTGCCGTTATTACCGCTGATATAGTTACGTTAGACTGGGTGGGCCATGTAGATGTTTGCGAAGCGTCTTCGCTGTACTTCACTCTGTTCGTCGACGGCAGCTCAGATAAAATAGCGCCGGTTCCAGTTGAGTAGTCTATTCTTGGGATATCAGTTGTGTTAAAAGCAATATACCCGTTTTCATCTACTCTTGTAGTGGTGCCATTTTGGATAAGTGACATATCTCCAAAAGGTGTAGAACTTGGTTTTACGTTATGGATAGCGTCTCTACTATAGCCTGTTGGCGTAAGTATAATACTAGCCTTGTCAAGTAAGTCTGCGTCTTCTAGTTCTTTTACGCTAGTTTTTGATGCTTTCTCGTTTTCAAAGTAAGTAGACCTAGCTTCTAGAATAGCGAACAAACTGTTTATAGCTGCGCTAAAAGCTGCGCCTTTCCTAACAACTGTTGAATATAAAGTATTTAGTATACTTATCATATGAATCTAGTTTATAGCTAAAATGTCTGCTGCTGTTGTAGCTGCTTTTACTTTAACTACAACGATAGGTAAAAAAGCACCACTTGCAACGCCTTTGAATGTAACATTCGTTTCTCCGTTAGCCATGTCCACAACTAGATCTCCGCCTGTTCCTACGTACAACGCAGACTCCGGCAGTACTGTTGAATCACTTTTTACGACAGCTACAGCGCTTCTTGAAATAGCTTTTGTTTCTTGTTCTAAGTTGAAATATCTTCCCATTTTTTTATTTAGTTACTTTGTTAATTTATTTTTCTTTTCGTATGATCTTGCTCCTGCTAAACCTAGCATACCTAGTAGCACTTGCATTGTTACATTAGTATTTATTTCAGGGAAGTCAACTGACCATCCTTTTACTGTAAAAGTAAACCTTAATAAAGGTTCTAAAAATACAGCGTAGCCTAAACCAATTCCGCAAACCCATCCAATAAAAGGTCTCCATCCTGCGACGAACACTGATCTATGAGATGCTTCTGCTTCGTTTATTTTGGTTTGAACCTCCGCTAACTTTCCAGCCATTTCCAACTGAGCGTTAGGGTCTAGTTCTTTTCCTTTAACAGCTTCTCTGATATCTTTAGCTAGTTGCCCGATACCTTTGGTTCCGCCTCCGAATAGCTTTGCTATAAAACTCATTTGCTTCTGTTTCTATAATATTTTTCTTTCGCTTTACTAGCTTCCTCTTTATCTACTCCGGGAAACGCTTGCGCTCTGTTCATAGTAAAAGTTTTTCCAGTGGAGCTTCGCATTTCAAATTCTGATCGACCTTCCGGAGACTTACCTAAGTACCTTGCTTTATAACCTGGGTAATCTCTTTCAACTGATGCTTTTACGTCATCAGAGTCTTTACTAAATTGTTTTTTTAATTTCTTTGGTTTTGGGTCTGGCATAATTTATTTTTCTATAGTTAACATCTCCATCTTTTAAGCGCCGCGGCTTTTCTTGTTGGTCTACCTTTATCGTCCTTCATGGGCCCTGGCATTCCACTCATTCTTGCGCAGAAAGATTTTCTTCTTTTTGCATCCTTGCTACCTGCTTTAACCTTTCCTGTAACAGCAGTTTTAAGCTTGCTGCCTGGGTTTTTTTTCTTGTAAGCAGCTACACCTTTTTTGGTCATTCCAGCTCCTTCTTTTGTAGATAAGAAGTTTCTATCTTTTCCTTTAGTTGTTTTCTTTATTTGTTTCTTAGGCATATCTTTTAGTGTTTACAACCGCAATGGCTACCCTTGGTTAATAATTTTTTTTTATTAGTTTTTTTTTGGTAGTTACTTTTTTACCTGCTTTTTTAGCGTAAGCTTTTGCTGCCGCTTTTCCTTTTGCTGTGTACGCGAATTTCTTTGTTCCTACTTTTGGCATAATATTTATTTTTTACGTTTTAATGATGATGTTCTTTTACCCATACCTGTTCTTTTCTTTTCCGCCACGGCTTTTTTCTTTTCAGCTGGTGACATCTCTCTCCAAGTTTTAGGCGTTTTACCGCTTACTCTTTTACTAGGCCTGCACTTTTTAGTGTTCTTGTTTTTAGTAGATCCACATACGTTGCCTTTTTCGTCTTTCCATTCTTCTTTAAACCACCTTTTTAAAGCGGCTCCCTTTTTGGTTTTACGTACAGCCATTACTTTCTACTTTTAGCTTTCCTGCATTTAGCAATAGCTCCACTAGCATAAGCTGACGGGAAGACTTTGTATGATTTCTTTACTTTATGATAGCAAGCATCTTTTTTGGATTTCGATTTCATTATAGTATTATTTTTTAAGTTCTATTTCTTTAACCTTTAACTTAATGCTTTGTATATTGTCTAAAGCTTTTTCTTGGTGTTTTTCCAAATACTGCAAGCGCATGTTTTGCTCAGCGTCGTCAGGTAAAGATCCAAGCTCTCCTCTAGGCCACTTGACTCTAAATTCAGAGTTCATTTTAACATACTCTTCTATTCTCATTAATCTAACTTGTAATGATTGAATTTCTGCTATAAGCGTAAAGTAAACACCGCAAAGAGACATCAAGCCAAAACAAATACCTAGTATTGTTTTTATGTTCATTTGTAACTTAGTGTTTTCACCTATTTCAGCTGCCATTTATATAACCTTGTATTTAGTTTTACCGTTTTCTTTATACGCTTTTAAACACCTGTTTCTATTAGAATCCTCAGACACATAAGAAACATGTATCCACGCTGGGTTTTCATCTGTTCCAAATTCCCATATCATTTGATCAAAATCTAAATTAGCTTTAATGTAATCATACATCTCAGCATTTGTCTTATGGCCATAAGTGTCATCTATATCCATTGCTCTACCTTCACAGTGTTGTGATTTAGAACTTCCGCCGATAGCTTTGTTTAACTCCGGTCCGCGATAAAAAGAATTTATCTTAATAGGTTTACCAACCCATTTACGCAAGGGTTCAAACACGTTTTCCGCGAGAACTTCCATATTTGATCTATGATATCCCGTAGGGGTATTGTCTATGCCCAGTCTTAGAGCTGTAAAGCTAACCGTGCCTTCTTTAAATGAAACGTGCTTACTTATCATTGTTTTTACTCATTATGTACCACCTGTGTACGGTATACCCGATTGACACAGCTAATAATGTTAATTTTAGCATTGCATCGATATTCGTCATTGAAACTGAAAATGCCCCCAAGTTTGTTAAGTATACTTTTAAATCTGTACTCATGGTTACAAGTTATTAATTTCAGAAATTATTTTGTCCTTAGCTTCCCGGTTAGACCCTGTAACAGCAGTTTGTCTTTGGTCATTTGTACCAAATACAGAAGCGGCAGATTCTTGAGCTTCAGGAGAAAACACCGGAGTAGAGGCTGCAGAGTTAGCAGAGGGTGACATTGGAACAGTTGGAGCAGAGCCGTCAAAAACAGGCAAAGTAGACATATCCGTTTCTTCGCCAGCAACAAAACTACCGGTTGATGAGCCGTGGTTGTATTCCGGGTTTTCGTGCTCGTACCTTAGTTTTTCTTTCTTTTCTTTCATTAGCTTAACCACTTTCCCTATGGTTAGTGCTCCATCACGGTTAGGGTCGTAGTAAGAAAGAGGTCCGCTTCCGCTTCCCCCTGAAAATGGGCTAAATGTTGCTTTAAACATATTTTATCTGTTTTTGTCTTTATTAACGTTTCTTATTGCTGTTTGTAAAACTTTATCTGTATATGTTTTACCTCGCATTATTGAGTTTCTTTTTTCGCTAGAAGGAATATCTTCTTCTCCTAACATTATTCTATACATTTTACTTATAAGCTGTTTTGCTTTAAAAGACACTTTGTATATATTGTATTTTTGTGTAGTTCTATTTCTATGCCTCCACACTACTATCCATCCTTCTTTTAGTAATCTACCCCAACGCTTATTATCCCAGCTGTAAGCAAATGTACCGGTTTCATAATCTTTACGTGTAAAAAAGTCTAAACAGTCAAAGTAAATAAGTAACTCCAAATCAGCGTCAGTAAGATCGTTATTTCTACATGCCCACTTACGTATTATTCGGTAATGCTTAAGCAGGTTCATTTCTTTAACGTCCCTAGCTTCTAGCTTCCTCATAACACTACAACTACATCTTGGTTTTTTATAACGTGTAGTTTTTCGTCACCTATTTCTATTCCGTGCCCAGCGTGTCGGTCGAAATAAATTGTATCCTCTTTATTGACACCTACTACTTCTTCTCCCACTGACACTATAGTAGCTTTACGATATCTAATATCTTCCCTACTTTTCTCGTTAAGGATTAGACCACCTTTTGTTTTAGTGGTCGTTTCCTTAATGATTTTTATGATTAAGTTTCTACCTATTGCTTTCATCTTCTACTCTTAAGTTGTTGATTACACAATCGGTTGATAAAATTGTAGTAGCCACAGAAGCTGCATTTTTTAACGCGCTTTTTGTTACTAGTAATGGATCAATAATCCCTTTCTTGATCATATTAACCTCCTTACCTGTTACTACATCAATACCCTTTCCTTTTGACTGAGGATATACTTCTACAAGTCCAGCGTTTTTCAGTATAGTTAAATAAGGAGCTTTAATAGCCTCCAATAAAACTTTTTCGCTTTCGTTGTTTGCTTTTAGAAGAGTTCCTGCATTTAATAATGCAATCCCTCCTCCAGGGACGATACCTTCCTTGATAGCAGCTTTTGTTGCGCAAACCGCATCCTCTACCCTATCTAGTTTTTCTTTAAGCTCTACCTCTGAACTCGCACCTACTTTTACAACCCCGACTTTACAGGATAGTAGGCCTAGCCTTTTTTCAAGCCTGTTAATTACTCCAGGTCTTTTTTCGTCCTTAATTTCTTTTTTTACTTCGTCAATTACAACTTGAACTTCTTCAGGAGTGCCTTCAACTTGAATAATTGTTTCTTCGCTATTAGTGATGCTTTTCAAACAAGATCCTAGATGGGCAACATCTACAATATCTAAATCATCTCCTAAATCTTCGTTAATTACAGTAGCTCCTGTTAATAAAGCTAAGTCTTGCAACTTTTCTTTTCTGTACACTCCAAAATCAGGTGTGTCTATAACGTTTACTTTAATATTACCTTTTATCTTGTTCATTGCGAGAGCTTGCACAACTTGGTCGTCAGCTTCTCCGATAATAAGTAAGGATTTATTATTTTTTATTACGTATTCCAAGACTCCTTGAATCTTTCTAACGTTTTCTATTTTATTTTCTACTATTAGCACTAAAGGGTTTTCAAGCACAGCCTCTTTCTTAGATTCGTCTGTTACAAAATGAAAATTCTTTAAAGGCTTATCTATTGAAGCTCCGTTAATTACTTCGTAACTAGTTGAACTATCATTAGACATTTCAATTGTAACTACACCGCTTTGGCCTACTTCTTTAAAAGCACTAGCAATAATATTCCCAAGGTCTTTATCATTGTTAGCAGAGATAGTAGCAACATTGTTAATCATGTCTCCTTCTACCGGTACAGATATCTTCTCGAGATAATCTACTACTTTTTTAGTAGCGTCTTCAATACCTTTTTTCATTTCTCTAGACCCACTTTTTTTAGACTCGTAAGCCTTAGAAAGAATTGAGTGTGCTAGTACCGTAGCTGTTGTTGTTCCATCGCCAGCTTCTTTGACGGTTTGTCTAGCAGCTTCTTTTAGAAGCGTAGCACCCATATTCTGAATAGGATCCCTTAATACTATTGAATTCGCGACCGTTACACCATCTTTAGTGATAATAGGTCTACCTGTTTCGTCTTCAAGCATTACGCATTTACCGCTAGCTCCTAAGGTAGAACTAACGGCATTTGCGAGTTTCTCAATGCCTTTAAACACATTATCTTTAGCCTCTTCGCCGAAGCTGAGGTTTTTTACAATTGCGTTACTCATTTATTATATTTAATTTAATTAGATTCGATACTAGTATCATTACATGGTAACTAGATTCTTTACGGTATAGTTA